TGAAGCGATACTTTGCTGCTGCTCAGTTGATGATAGTTCGTTAAAGTCTGTAACCTGCTTACCGAGTAAATAAGAAGCCCATGCGGCTTGTCTTTCTTCTATAGAAGGTAAAGCCTTAGTGTAAAAATCTCTAGCTTGCTCAGGGGTGAAAAAAGAATCCTGAACAAAGTGACCCATTTCGTGAAGTAATACATGCGAAGCACTGTCTTCCCTGCCTTTTAATGCACCCTTGTTTAAGAAAACTACGCCACCTTTATACATTCCTCGGGTATTAGCACCTGAGAAAGGTGTACGGTCTGCAACGACAACACCCATAGTGCCGCCTTTTCCTAATCCGTAATTTAATCTAATTAAGCGGGCGGCTAAGTAACCGGCTGGAGAATTAAAATCTAGCTTACCGACACTGGTTAGATGATCAATCATCTGGTCAGCAGTGTTAAATCTATGTCTTTCGTACCTGAACCCAGCTTGGTTTACAGAATCTACAAAACCGGTGTCTGTTTTCTTTGTACCTACAACCTTTGCTTCCTCACCACTAATGTCTTCCATTGTGGCTTTACCAAATTTAGATTTAGTATAGTTAATTGCTAAACCAGCACCACCTGGGCCGACAATCTCTATACCGAGCTCTGCCATAATGGCATTGTAATCTTTAGGTTCACCTGGATGCGCCCATTCCTGACTGACCCACTCACCAGCACCACCTAACCCAGCTTGTACACCAAGCTCAGCCGCGCCTGTCACGCCGATTTTTAATGGACTAGAATGTACGGGAGCTGCTACGGCTTGTTTGAAAGCTGTCATCCCATTAGGTAGTTTCTTGAGAGATGACAGATTCCTGAAAACACGACCCATACGGCCGACTACGGCACCACCGGCGGTATCAAATAAAGCTACGCCGCCAGCTTTCTTGGCTGCTGTTGCTCTTATTCTATCCATTAATTCTGGATTGTTAAAAGCCGCCATGAATACCGAAGGGTTTTGCCAATCAACACCCTCTTTTTCGAACTCAGAAAGGAATTCGCTTACATACTCTAAGACAAAAGAAGATACGCCGATATTGGCAACAACACCGGCGCTAAAACCTTTACCGCCGCCTATTAATAAACCCGCACCAGCTCCAGGTAAACCACCCGCCAAACCAATTGTTGCACCTGTACCAGCTCCCGCCGCGGTTGCTAAACCAATTGTACGAGGAGCCTCTGTAAAAAATGTATTAAAATAACTAACAATAGTCTCGGCTATCATTTCTGGGATAGCCCCAGGGTTGTTTTTAAAGAGATTTTTAAAAGCATCAGCCATATCTTCGGCAGGCATGCTCTTTAAAGCTTCAAATGAAGAACCACCTGGCAGGCTCTGCATCTGTTTCATGGTTTCAATGAGTTGTGTCGCGCTTGTAAGATTCATCTCACCCATGCCCATAAGCTGAGGTACGAAATCCGAAGCGTCTTCTATTAAATCACCTCTTTTAAAGGCGTTATAGAATTTTTGCATGCCGCTAACGGAAGTAACTCTTTTTTCAAGCTCACTTCCGAATCCTAAAGCGGCGGCAGATTTTGCGGCTTGTTGGAAAGCTTTTTCGCTTAACTCTAGCTCTTCCTTAGCTTTGTCGAGACCTTTTTTGTATAAATTTGAAACGAAATTCATTTCCGCTTTTTGAAATGCGGTAAATGTGGTAAATGCATTATCCAGAGCTCTTGCGGCTATTACTCTATCCTCACCACCGAGTTCTTCGATAGCTTCTTTTATGGGTCTGCCTTTATACAGATTAATACCGGCTTTAAGGGCGTTATCTATATTTATAGCTTCTCTTTCTTCGTCATTTAGGTAAATAGATTTACCCGCGACCATACCTAGCATTGAGTAAAGATACCCGTGTTTCTTAAGCTTTTTAACTTGGTCTAATTCTTTTGTGTCGTACTCAAGTGCTTTTAGGCCGTCTCTTCTTGCCGCCATTAACCTTTTGGTCTGAATGGCCTGATTTTTAGGATCTCCGCGAACCCCGCTGCCGAGATTGTAATTGTCGTGAAGTTGCTTGCGGGGGTCTACTTTTGTTGGATTAAGAAGTGTACCATGTATGGTGTACTGAGGTTCTTCAAATTTATACTGATCTAAAAGTTTGTTTAACGCGGAAGCTGAAAGAGGTTTATCGGGGTTCTCTTCTTTCCACTCTTGGGCCGCATTTCTAAAGCTTAGAGGCAAACTCATCATTGCTTCGGTCATTGCTGCTTTCCTAGCTATCGACTTGTCTACAGCTGACTTTGAGAAATTAAAATCTTTTAATAAACGCTCATGTTTCTTTTTTATTAAATCATATTTACGCTTACTCTTCATGGAATTTTGAGCGCCTATAAACGCATCATCATCCCCAAACCATGTTGTATCTCCTTCGTCTATCCTGGACTGGTAGCCCGTGTATCTGTCGTCAATTCCTTTAAAAAATCCGGCCGTTTTTTCTTGGTCATCTAAGTCAAACTTAAACGGTTCTTCATACTCATTACTAAAATTATCGGCGTAAAAAGGTGTTACTGTGTTTTCGTAAAAGTCGGACAGAGCTTTCTTTTTTGCAGCGTGTATAGTCCCATAATGAGCCTTGTCTCTGTTTAAATAATCTAAGTCTTTTTCAAATTTCTTAAAATCGCGAAAATGTTGAGCCGTTTCGGGATTAACAGCTGGTTTATCCGTAAAGTCGGGAGCTCTTGTATCGGGATTTGGTACTAAATCCCCGCCGTTAGGCATTGATCCTAGTTTATAATTTGGGTCTTGTTTTTTTCTTAACGCATCCTGTTCTATGAATCCAAATGGTTTAGGCTTTCTTGCGTCATAATCACTAGCTAGTTCGTTATCGCCCTCATTGTGAATAGCAAACCATGGTGAACCTGGGGGAGTCATTCTTCGTCTTCTTTCACCTACTGTTTCACCTGGAAGTGCGGTAAAAGGTTGCACATCTTTAATAGGCTTATCCAAGCCTACTAACTCGAGGGGATCCTTTTTTTTATTTAACGGATCCTCCCCAAGGTCTAAATCCTGGAGTGTTCCCATTCCTAAGAAACGCTAAAAGGATTAGAAATTCTAGAGGTTCCCATTTTTTTATGGGGTAATCCAAACTTTCTTCTTTCTTCCTCTTCTTTTTGCCTTCTTTTTTCTTCGCGACTCTGCGCTAAAAAATCTGTTGATCCAAACGGGTTTTCCATATTTGCCATCCTTTCACTGTCAATTTGAGCTTGCTCTGCTGCTCCGGGTATAATCCGCTTAAAACTTTTACCACCCATGTCTTTTTTCATCTGACCTTTTGTTCGGTATCCCGTAAGTCCGTCTTTAGAATAGACGGGTACTTTTTGGGTATCGAAAAACTCTGTATGTGGCCCTTGAATTTCCTTTTTTCTTTGTGCAAGAAGATCGTCTGCATCAGTGCCGGGGGCTACTGGAGTTCCAGGTAACTCAGTGGGTTGAGGTTCATCAATACTAACCTCGGGCTGTTTATTCTGGGCAATTTCTTCATTTAACCCGTCGAGGTATTTTCTAGCCGCGTCACCGGGTTTAGCCTCAGGCTCGGCGTTAGGGTCTCTAGGCTCACCAACGGGTTTACCTGGTAGAACATCTGGGCTGTCTACATTTACTGTCTCCCCATCTTTGGGTTGAGGAACCTTGTCGGCGGGGTCAATAGGCTCACGCAATGTACCAGAAGGTGATTTTTCTAACCCTTCAGGTACTGTAACAGTTTCAGGTTCAGCTCCAGGGGCTTTTTCCTGAGCGCTACCTATAGTACCTTCGGCAACTACTTCACCGTCTTCTTTATTTGCAAAATCTGCGGCAAAAGGGTCGGCATGTTCGGAATATGTTCCGGGCTCTCCGCCAGGCTTCATAGGTGGAACCTGGGGCTTTTCGATCCCATCACCAAATACATATGGGTTTTTAGCTAATTCGGGGTGCCTTCTAGCGGCATCGGCTTTAGCTTCTTTAACTCTTTTTTCTTCAACTAAATCTTCGTGAGCCTTTATCTTAGCGTCTAACTGAGCCTCTTCATAGTCACGCATTTTTCTCTCCATGCGGGCTCCTTGCAGATCGAACATTTTACCCCCGCCTCCTCCGGCTCTATTCTTTAAAGTACTTGGGGGTTTGTGATTAGGGTCGTTCCGCCGTTTGCGGGTTTCAATGACGGCTTTATCTGCTCGGTCGGCTGCCTGAGCAATAGGATCGGGAGTATCCATTGTTGGAGCGGCTGCCTCTTCTTGGGCTGGTGCCTCTGGTGCCTTTGGTGCCGCTGGGTCTGCCGGAGCCGGAGCTGGAGCCGGAGTGGGCTTATCTATATCTACTGGAGGCTTAGGCTGCTGAGCCGGCGGGACTTCGGGAAGTGGGCCGACTTCTACATTAGGATCGGGCTTAGGGTTATCTTGTATATCCTGAATCTCATCCTCTGTAAGTGGTATATCTTCACCATCGGGACCGGGTTTTGTAGGATAATTTGGATGATTTGGGTCAGTATGGTCTAACCCTTCGGGGTTTGATTCGGTTTCTTTTGGTATTGGTGTTTGAAAAGTCTTCGGGGTCGTATGCGTTGGGTCGTTAGGGTTATAAGCGTACTCACTAGCTACCTGGGGGTCGCCCATAGTTCCTCCTGCGCCAAAATCTTTATGAGCACCGCGTATCTGATTTTTTTCGGCCCAATCTTCATCATCTGATTGCCCGAACAGATCATCGGACGGGTAGTAAAAAGCTCCTAATACATCATCCTCGTCACCTCCGGAGTATTCACCTATTAATATATCTCGAATACCTTGTTTTTCGGTGTTACTCGCCCTAACAACTCTATCTAAGGCATTAACAAATTCAGGGCCGTATTGTTGGGCTAACCTCGCTATCTGTATTATGTCTCGCTCTATAGTACCACCCTCTCCAGGTAAGCCCAATGGTCCTGACCCTCCATGTGAGAAAACCTCCGGATTAAAAGTGGCCTCTATAAATGTTTTTGCTATTGCGTTTAAGTCAAGATGTCTAAAATCAGCGCTCATGGGGAAAGTGTAGTTTTACATTGTTAGACGCTCAACCGCTTGTAATTCTTCTTCATAGCGTTGAGCGGGAGTCTCATGAAACCATCGGGGCACATAAGGGACGGATTCTTACGAAGCATCCGATTTGTAATCTTTTTCTTTTTTGGTTTTTTAAAAGTTGTTGCGGAATCCATATTGTAAATAGCTAATGCTGCTGCCAGTACATGGTCATCATGGTGACCTGGAGCTGCTTCCGGTTTTCCCTTATCATTGATTACAAAAGTTTTCATTTCCTTCAGGATGCCTTCATCGGGAATATCAAAATTTCTTTCCATTAACTCGGCAGCCATGTGGTCGATTAATGTTTTTCGGGTAATCTTGTCGGTCTGCCATCCAAAGAATTTCTCAACCATACCCGTTGAGTTGTTAATCTTTCGTCTTTGGTAAACATGCAGACCCGCTTCGAGTAAATACTTGATAATTGCAAGACCACTATTGTTAACTTCGGGAACAACGAATGCCCCGCCGTACCAATGAGCCGCTGATACGATCTCCTCTGCAAGTACGCCAATTTCTACACGGGAATGATGAAGTGCTACCATTCTCGGTACATGCCAATCTCCGTTCCAGTCTTCGTAGGGAGCCTTCCAAACCTGTACACTGTGGTAATCTGGGTCGGCGGCAAGACCTTGCATTTGCTGATCTTCTCCGGTGCAAGTATCAACCCCGATAACATACTTGGAATCTTCTTCGGGCTCATCATAAATTACCCACGACCCCGCTCTGTCTAAGTTAAATGATACGGATTTATTTGACTGCAAACTGAGGTTACCCACCCTTTTATGTTGAGTAGGTGCGGCATCCGCCATTTCTTTTAAAACTTCTATCTGGAACCTTGGTCGGGATGACATTAAGAAACATTCCTCGGGATCCGATGGATACTCCTGACGGAATTTAGAGACATCGCCATTACATTTGTCCTGAAGCGTTCTTCTTCTCCAATGCATCTGCTCCCAATTTACATCGAAGCGCTCGACTTCTGACTTTTCGTCATCGGTCATGGTGTCCTTGAAATCCTGAAGCTCTTCTTCAGATTTGAACGGTACTTCGGAGTCTTCAAACTCCCACCAAGCGGCGAAAATCTTAGCCCATTCGTTATCCTGAACCCAGGTGTTATAAAACCAACCAGCTGGGCCATTTGGTGTAGAGTCGGCAACAACCAAAGATACATTGTCACCGTCGTACAAAGATTGTAGATAACCGAGAGCTGGGTCTTTTTGTCCCGTATTTGGCCAGAAAGCGACCTCCGTCATATTACCGACCTGGATTGTTCCGCTTCGTCCTGCGTTTTTCGATCCTGCGGTTTCCTTTCCGTACGCACTTCTTGACCTTAGGCGCATTAAGTCTGCCAGATTGCCTCCATCCTCGAGGTTTGTTCCGGTATCGTCCCATGGAAATGCGTCGTTCTCGGCGTATCTCCGATAGATCTCGAATACCTTGTCGCTCGTCCCTGCAATATCCCCCATTAATGAGCCCGCCAGATTTTCGTGCTTTCTCATGTGATGGTAAGTCAGAGCTTGAGCGCATGTGCTCGCTCCCTTCTGACGAGGTTTCAGAATGATCATTTTGCATGGTTTTTGCTCTAGCTGACACTTTCTATAATGAGCGAACATACGCTTCTGTAGAGTATTCGCTTTAGGTTTAATATCTTTACCACGCTTGTCTTTGATGACAGCGAATGTTGAAAACCACACCTCTGGATCGATGCGGATTAAGTCCTGAATTTGGTGCCCTTTTTCGGTCATCAACACTTCCAGCGTCGGCGAGCGGCTTTACCCCTTTCACCATTCCAACTCTTAGATCTTGCGCAAAATGCTTTACGGCGTTTGGCCGCTTTACTTCCCTTTTTTACTTTACCAGTTACAGCGGTTTTAAGTTTAGAACCTGGGTTTTTCTTTCGGTAAGCCTTGACACCTTTTGCCGTCATACCGGCCCCACTTTTAGTAGATCGGTAATTTGCACCTTTGCCTTTAGTAGTCTTTCGGATCTGCTTACTTGGCTTCCTATTACTTGCCATATCCTTTTTTCTTTTTAGTTTTCTTTTTCCTAGTTCCGCATTTCATCGTTTACTTTTTCCTTTTGACTTAGGTACACAATTTGGAACTTTTCTACCCCCTTTATTTTTCATCCCCACTGCCTTGTAGTTTTTCCAGCATGGGCCTTTTTTCTTTTTTTTAGCGGGCATTAAATTCCGTCGGTGTAAGGGTTATAATCCCCTTTTATTGGATCGGTTCCATTTATTAAATAATGCAAAGCGCCTTGATATTCGGGATTATCCACCATGTTTGGCTGGAAACCCATTGGAGCAGTGCCTCCTTGGTCGTCGTAATCTCCTGGCAGTATGTCGTAATAAAAAGTACCGTCGGGATTCTGCTCAGGTGGTTCGTCTTCATAACCAACCATGTTGTTATCGACCATATAATTGTGCCTTGCTTCCTTAGCCATATTTATTAATTCAAGAGGTGCCGCTGCTGCTCCAAACATTTTACCACCAAGACCCATACCTTTCATAATCCTTCCGGCAAAATTACCACCGCCAACTGATGGGCGTTGCATTGGGTCTATAAAATTATTAATTTTGTTAGCAGCACGGGTAGCTGTTGCTTGGCCTAAGGGAGCGTTTGCGGAATTTACAGAACCTTGCGCACGAGCGTTTTGGTAAAACTCTGGGTTAACTTTACCGTAACTAGGGCCAATGGGCTTTGGGGGAAGTTTAGTATGAGGCGGTGACGCTGGCATTGGTGGTGGGGCGCTGCCAAGAGTAGTGCGGGCGGCCGGTCTTGAGTTACCTAAAGGATTTGATCCGGGAAGCCCTGTATTAGTTGCGCCTTGGTAAGGAGCTCTAGGGGCTGCACCTTGACCTGGGAAATGGGGAGATGCTGCGCCTGGCATCCTAGCACCTGGGACATTCCTACTACTAAGATCTTGAAAATTTGCAGACCTAAAACCTTGTGCTGCACTTGGTGCGCCAGTTCTCATTCCTGGCTGCGGCCTAGGTGGCGGCCCTTGGGGCGGCATCATATTGCCGGGCGGAGGGGGTGGAGGCGGGGTGTTCATTCTTCCAAACTTAGCTGCGGATGGACGGGGTTGACCGCCGCCCTGCCCGCCTGGGTATTGAGCTTGTGAATACTGACCGGGCTGGCCGTGGAGATGCCCCGTTCTCTGTTGAAAAGTTGCTGGAGGGGGGCCTTGAAAAGACGATGGTGGGGGGTTTACCGCATTTTGGTATACTTTGTTGGAAATCATAACGGGGATTTTATATTTAAATAATTAATTATTCTATCGCTTGTATTTATTTGTTTTTGGGGTGGTTGCCGGTTCCAGGTTTTTTTCTTTTTACGGTGTAGTACCTACCGTCGGCTCTTTTTTCTAATTCGTAGCCGAGGGATTTGTCCGCTTTGACCCCCTTCTTGAAGGTTTTATGTTTTCGACCTTTTAAAAGTCTGCCTGATTTAGGCTCTCTTGAAGGCCAGTGACCATCAGGTCCTTCTTTTATACCCGCAGCTTTAGCGGTGCGGTAATCATACCCGTCGCCTTCTGGGTCAAAGGCACCTGGTCTTGGGTCACTCATCCTCTAGCTCATCCAAATCCATGTCGCATTCGAATTCTACCGTGGTGTCGCAAAATCTTTCGACTACTTCGACAGCAACTTCGGCCATTGTGTCCTCATCTAGGTCTGATTCCTCAAACCAGCGTATGAAAACATTTGATAATTCATGCTCAAACTGCTCTTCGGGTGTTTTTATTTCTTCAGGCATCGTTTTCAATCTCCAGTGGGACTTTTTCTACCGTTTCAGAGTAAACATCGATAATATCGGCTAATTGAGCCCCCGAATCCCGCAATCTGTCCATGATTTCGGCCGGTGAAGCGACGGTAGATGTCTCTTTTGTCATTGTAATGTCGTGTCGGGTCGCTGCTTTACCAAATCCGTACTCGAGAACTAGTTTTGCGGAGGTAATGCGGGTGCCGTGGTCTACTACTTCTTCGTAATCTACCCCTCTTTCGCCGTTTTCTTTGCTTCGACGGACAACATGGGTTGCTTTCATGCCGTTTCTTAAAACATTAACAGCATTTTCAAAATCCCCATCGTCGACGAAACGGTGGATATCCTCTTGAATGTATTTTGCCGCGTTTTTTTTAGCCATATGGGTTCCCTGATTAAAATAATATTTCTCTCAGGGTACCCTATGGAGGTAGGGGGGTCTATCGGTTGTAAATCCGTGGAAAGTAAAAACGGAAAAGGATACCTACCATTATCTATTTCAATGTCAATTACTAGCTCGTCCTGTATTGAGGTACCACGGGGGGTCGGGGTAGCCTATGGACTCTCCTCTCCCCCATGATAGTTCCATTAACAGTCCAAGCTCGACATCGTTCTTGACCATGTACTTGTGTATCAATGACTTGCGTCACTAGGGGATGCAGACTTATAGTCTTGTTGCATCGATGTAGATCTTTCATCCCCTATAGCCCCATGAGATTCTTTAAAGAGAATTTATGGAGTCTTTAGGTTTTTGAAGACAACGGAAGCATAAAAAAAGCCCACTTGCGTAGGCTGATTTTATTATGGTTAAGGGCAATTATCCCAATTTTCTGGGAACATTGTTTTTCCCTCTGATTGTGGGTCTTGCAACTCTAAGCAGAGTCGCTCAAAGTTGTCCTGAAGATATTCAATAAATGATGTGCATCC